GTAAGTCGTTCGGTTAGGGTAAACATGCTGGTTTTCTTTGTAGCCATTTTAATCATCTCTTATTGGGGTGTTGCGGGGTTGTCCTTGTCGATAAAAATTCAAGCCGGCTCCCCGCAACAAGTCAAACAAAGTGGCATCGGTACTTGAACCCCACCGGATTCCTATCTTCGCGACGAAGTCGCACAGAAGCACGCCATTAGATACTCACCCCTGCCACACCCACCCCTATGTCAAGCCACATACTATTATTCTGCCGCAGGCTTTTTTTTCTGAGAACATTAGATAACATTATTATTGGCGTCGCCATGGGGTAGAACATGGGGAACCAGTACAGCATAACGGTGAGCGATGAAACAAATAGAATACTGCAGAACATGAAAAAGGGCGGCTACAAGATGTCCCAAGTCATCGATGCTGCAGTGTCAACGATTGGTGAGCACGGATGTGCACGCCTGGTTGCCATGCGACGTCGCATGAAAGCTCTCGAAGACCAGGAGGACGAGTGAATGGGCTTCTTTCCTTGCGATTGTGTTCGACTTACACCATGGGACCATACCAAGTGGTGCAACGTAACCGCGCATGAATTTATGGACGACTGCGATCATGACGGTTGCGATGGTCACGAAAAGGGCGACCCTGTTCATTGCACAGACTATTGTGTGGATGACGGCGACCAACTCAAGTGTACGATGTGCGGCCACATGTGGGTGAGCGAATGAGCGCGTTTGGAATGCAAGTTGGATGTGCTTGTGACATTGATAACGCCCCGGCTGCAATGGAATGTATTGAGATATGGGACGGTCCAGATACTGAAGGTGGAATGGTTGCAGGTCGAAGGTATGTTTGGGAATGCCTGGTATGTGAACATCGCGTTTGCATTAATATGAAACTTGTAGAGGAAGAATGATGCTTGTTAAGTGCGCAATCTGTGGTCACGTTGCTAACGTCAATCCGCGCATAGCATCAATTCAAGGACATCGCCCACATCGTAAGATGGAAAACCCACCTGATCTATGGGTGTGTGATGTTCACTTCATCCAAGATACGGAATCAAACTGATAGCAATCTGTACAGTTTCAAAACCACCGACGAGCCCGAGAGTAAGAAACGAAACGAGTACGTTTAGTTTGACCAGGGATTCGAGAGAGGATTCTTTTTCTTCACGTGCTTCTTCACGATCCATAAGCCATTGAGCAAAACGTGCTTGTCGGCTAGGTTTCAATTCAGTTTCAGTTTTAGTTTCAGTTTCCATTTTAATTCCTCAATTAGATTGTTCTCGATCCGACGCCAATAGTGCCGGTTGGAATTTCGTAACCCATGCCAGATGGACCGCCAGGTGTAGGCGTTAGGAATCTGTCTGCACCCATATTGTATGCGCGTATTGCTTCGTTTCTTTGCAGAGCCATTTCAGCAGTAAACACTAGTGCTTCTCCTGCGATTCTAACTGGTGACTGGTTTGCCAGTCCTTTTGCACGTCGTACCTTACGTCCAAGGTCAAAATCAAAAGGACTGGTTATCATCGTCATCTCAATCGACGTCCGGTTCTTGTTGCAGCTGATACGAACGTAGAAGTCGCATCATGTATTCGTGATCGGGTTCTTCCTTTGCGACTGCCTTCAGGAGATGTCGAGCGTTTGTGATGGTAAGTACAGTTTCTGTAGCAGAGGCTGCAAACACAACAATTCTGTAACTGTAAATGCGGTCGCTTGCAGTAGGCATCATCGAACCAATCTGTTCTGAGTTCATTAACGTGTAACCTCCCCAAACTGCTGTATCATTAGTTATGACCCATTGATCGACGCGCCCATATACTGTTTCTTGGAATGATAAAGGCGTGGGAGGGAAGTTCCCAAAAATCGTTGCTTGTAATGCTTCAAGTCCTGTAAGCGGGCTGGTTGTCATTAAGTCAGCGATTACGATTGCATCACCTGGCGCAGCTCCTGCAGGAGTGCCTGAGGGTGCAAGTGATGATTGAGTGCCTGCAGCTTCAAAGAAGAGCGTTTTATCATCCATTGACATTCCAGCCAAGTCAAAATAAGTAGAGCTAACAAAACTGTTTGCTCCAACCGATTCCCAATAACCCAAAGAATTTGCAGGAGCCAATACCCAGTTTCCAGGAGATGCTTGATTAAACAAACCAAGAGGATGAGTTTTTGTTAAGGTCTTCACTTCTTACCACCTTTCTTCTTAGATCCTTTCCAAGACTTGGCAGCACGCTTGAACAACGTCGCATGTGGAGTCTTGGGGTGTTTCTTCTTCAGACGTGCAAGTTCTTTCTTCATGTGCTTGTTGTACGCTGATGGTGCGCGCTTGACAGTCTTCACAGCCTTCTTGACTGTGGCTTTGCCTGCCTTCTTTGCTGTTACACGTGCTTCTTGCTTTGCACTTTCGATAAACAGCGCCTTGAGTTCGTCAAGGGTTCCTTCGACTTTAACCAGGTTAACCACCTCAGTTATCTGCGGCAGTTGATTGGATTGCGATGGCCATGAAGTCCTTGGCACCCAAGGTGACAATGGAAGCGTTGACTCGAACAGTGACGTTTACTGCTTTGCTGCCACCGACCGCAGTTGAGAGACCGGTGATGTACAGTTGATCGTTAACGACGTAACGTCCATCATCGCTGCCCTTGCCAAAGTTGTCGGGGTAAAGGTCTGATGCGTTGCTAAGGAAAGCATCAGTATCGTAGTTCAAAGAGCCCGATGCAACCAATGCTCGGTCATTGCTGAAGACCAAACCGCCACGGTTTAGATCAGTAAGTTGAACGGTGGCCAATGCTGACCCGCCCATTGCAACTTGCGGGGATTCTGCTGCAGTAGTTCCTTGGAAGATAAAGTCAACAGAGTGAACCTGAAGTGCTTGGCGATCACCAACGTCGACGTAACTGCCAAGGTCAATAGTTGCAAACGTTTCAGTGCTAGCTGCGCTGATTGTAAGTCGTTCGGTTAGGGTAAACATGCTGGTTTTCTTTGTAGCCATTTTAATCATCTCTTATTGGGGTGTTGCGGGGTTGTCCTTGTCGATAAAAATTCAAGCCGGCTCCCCGCAACAAGTC